ATCAAAAGGTGATTACCTAAACTCTATAATAATCGTATAGTTATCACCTAAAGCAAAGTTTTTCGTAGATAATAACACATCTCCAGTTGGTGTAACTGCATTATTTGATATCTCATTACCAGCTGTTCTTAAATCAAAATAACCATTACCACCTAATAACATAGCAGTAGCATTTGTAGCACCGTCCCATATAATCTCTACACCAGACTTAGCGTTTGATGTATTAATAGAGTACCATACTCTTGATATTTTTCTATTTGCGTCTTCGGTCATAAATGTAACCTCTGAAGCGTCTATTTTTTTAACTAAAGTTTCGCCTGTACCATCTGAAAAATTTGTAAGTTTTGCTACAAATTTAACACCAGAGGTATCTGCTATTGTTTGTGTTGTTACCGTATCAGCCATTACTAAATCCTGTTTCTTTATGACATTCTAACATTAAACTAAACTTATCTACATTAGCGTCTGTTAATATTTTAATGTCGCCTGTTCCTTTTATTTTTGTTTCAGTAGGTTTTAGACCATAGTTATCTATACCTGTCATACTTAATTCTTCTTCGTTATCAAACTGCAATTTTACCGTGCCTGTGCCTTCTACTTCATAATAAACATTTGCAATTGATATTTCTGATTCGTTAGTAGAACCTTTTAAATTATCTAGTTCTATTAACTTCTCGTCTTCATTACGAGCACCAGTAATTTTATTAATTACTTTAAAATTATCATCAACTAAATTTGTACTACTGATTGTCATAATAAGTTTTACTTAATTCACCACGCTCTTTAGTTTCGCCTGTCTTTCTACATCTAATATAAGTTTTTACCGTATCACTAGTGCCTGGTTTTGTATAAGTTCTTATACCACCAGATATCGTTGAGTTTGCACCAGCGGCTGAATCAGAATATGTATTTGAGGCCGTAGCCGCATTGTCATATTGCCAAATACTATTTGAACCTGTTACCGTTACATATGCCATTTTACACTCCTGTTTCTTTATTAATATAATTATACATTATATCCGTGTTTACATTATGTTTAGTTGCAACTTTGTCAATTGTAGTTTCAACTCTATCAATAATATTACCATCAGCTTTTTCTAACTGATTATAAAAATCATTTACCACCTCTTTGTGTCTAGGTGGTAACTGATTAAAAACCGTAGTGTCAACTACATTTGGTTTAAGTAGTTGGCTGACTCTCATCATTTGCTGGCGCCTCTGGTATTTCAGACTCGGGTTTAGGTTGTTCATTACCGTTATCAGTAATTTCAATCTCTTGACCTTTTGTGTCTATCATAACATCTGTTTCTGGATTAGGGTCTGTTACAGCAGGTTTAGGGTCGCTAAAAGGTTGCGCCTCTACACCATTAAATATTTTACTTGCAACATCAACTCTTTGTTTGTCTAAACCATCAGCAACTTTAGCTCTTAAAGCGTCTTTAAAAGCCTCGCCTGCGTCAGCATTTTTTCCATTTTGTAAATCGTCTATAAATTTCTTTACATGTTCACTCATTTAATTTCTCCTATTTGACTTCTCTAGTAAATTCGCCAGCATCCGGCATAGCGATAATACCATCATCAATTTCTTTTTTAATCTGTTTATTAATTTTCTCTATTTCTCTATCTGTTTGTCGTAATACATTCTTTCTTACATACTCAACAGAGAAATATTTACCAACATAATCTCTCATAGAATCGGCAACTCTCAATCTTTCCATTAACATTTCAGACTCTTTTAATTCTGCAAAGTGTCCGTCTTGTAAAAAGTCATATTGTACATGGTCTCTTAATATATGCCAATCTTCATCTGTAATAACAGCTTTTAAGACTAGTTGTGTTTTCAATATATCATTAAATAATTCTGTAAATTTCTTTCTTAATCTTTGAACAAATTTAGTAAATTTTAGTTCATCTCTAGTAATTTCAGTAGAACGACCAAGATTAAAACCTTGACTTGCCTCTAATCTACTAGCAGGAACATTTAAACTTCTATAAAGTTTTGCTCTAAAGTATTCAATATCAGAAATTTCTCCAAGATTTTGTCCGCCTGGTAATGTAGTAATATCTGTACCTCTACCACCTTCTCTACTTGGTAACCAAAAATCTTCTAACATAGACATATAGTTTCTGTCATCTCTGATTTCACCAGTTGAAGCGTCATAAACAAGTTTATTTCTATATCTTGCCATAACATCTCGTAGATATTGTTCAGCTTTTACTTTTGGTAAATTACCAACATCAATCTTAAATATTCTTCTTTCAGGCGCTCTAGCAATTCTATAAATTACCGTTGCGTCTTCAATCATTCTTAATTGATTTACAGGTTTAATTGCCTTATGTAAATAAGACAAAATCATATTTTTATTTTGGTCTATCATTCCTGATGGACAAAATGCTATTGTATCTGGTGCTACTTTAATACCACCAGATGTTGTACCTGCAACACCTTTTTCATTATACAAATAATATTCTTGAAAATCATCTATGATAGAAAGGCCATGTGGTGTAGGACCATCAGGTCTTTTCTTTCTAACTTCTCTGACCTTTTTAATTTTTCTAGGGTCAATGTATCTTAATTCTGTAATACCTTTTCTTGGTGATTCTCTATCAATCACTTTATGGTAATACACACGGCCATCAACATACCATCTTCTAAAGATGTCGTGACCTTTTGTATTGAAGTTCATTAACCTCAATATTTCTTGGAATTCTTCTTCTATTTTTCTTTTGATTTCATTACCAAAAGGCACTTGGTCTAACTTCAACCTAATAGCGTCTTTTAGTTCATTAGCCACAACTGCTTCATTGACAATATCCTCAATTGCCATGTCGCACTCGGGGTGTAATGCGATTTCTCTATATCTTCGGATTAAATCTTGCTCTGTTTTGGCCTGACCTTCCATGTCAAGGTACTGACCAAAGTAACCTCCAGCGGCGATGGTTTGTGTACCATCATCCGCTTGAGGTTGTGTAAAGCTTTGTTTTGGATCCGCTGTCTTCTTAGCACGAGTTATAGAAAATCCAAATAATTCAGCCATAATATTATTCCTTTGTATTTACTACAATATATTTATATACTATGTAGTAGTGTTACTTTCAAAGTATTGGTAAGCAAATGTTACGCCAAATTCTTCGATAGCGTCATTTGTACCGTAGTCCAACTCAATAGCAGCGATTTCAGTCGGAAATACACCTCTTAAAGTGTAAGACTTAATCGTTGCACCGTTTCTATCTAACTGGTCAACAAATGCGTCAACTTGATAGTCAGCAGGATTTGTTAATCCTTCACCATCTGTCGCATTGTTAATACCATTTGACCATCTTTCAAATGCGTTTCTTAATTTGAAATTTGTATCATTTAGTACCGTGATTGTCCAATCAGCGTATGTTCTATCGCCAGCAATCTTAATTTGTCTGCCTCTAAATGGTACCGTAAATGACGGAATAGTCATTGCCGGTAATTGAGTACCTTTACATAAGAATGCTAACTCTTCTATTTCTCCACCAACTTGTGAGTAACCAGGAAAAGGCATTGTTACCTTAAACTGATTACCTCTAGCGCCACCGCCTGCAAGTTTAGCTTTGAAGTCGTTAATGTTTGCCATTTTATTTCTCCTCTACCTTAACCTGCAACTTCGTCAAAGCTGACGCCAGTTCTAGTTGCTATGAATTGTAAAGTAATGAAATTAATGCTTCTAGCAGGTTTCACAAAGATTTCTGCTATAAATTCATTTCTATCAATTACTTCACCTGTATTGTTAGTTTCATCACAAACTACTAAAAAGTCCGTGATACCTCGTCTACCTTGTACTTCTCTTAAAAAAGGCTCTACAATGTTTCTAAAGTTTGCTCTTGTAAACTCATCATTGAATTCAAAGAGTTGAAATTTAGAAGCTGTTGAGATTGCCTTCTCTAAAGTGATGAACAATCTTCTAACATTGATTCTATCAAATGCTGAAGGAGCAGATAATCCAGTTTTGTCACCGAAAAGAACCGTACCTTGACCTGGGAAAGTTGCCACAGGATTTACTCTTGCTCTGTACAATTCATCTCTTTGTTCTTTTGTTGGATTAAATGCTAGTTTAATTGCGCCTCTAACAATACCTCTGTTTAGACCAGCTGGTGAAAACCAACTATCTGCTACTAGGTCTGTTCTTGCAGCTAAACCTGCTATGTCACCGTTTAAAGGTACAAATCTGTAAACATCATTGTATCTATCGTAAGCGTATTTGTAACCACTATCAAACACTACATAAGAAGATGAACGGATACCATTAAAGAATCCTACAACATTATCTTTTTGTGTGTTTGCGTCTGATATACCAACAACATCACTTCTCTCTGGAGAAGCAAATACAACTGCGTCTTTTCTATTTTCTGCAATTGTAATTAAGTTGTCAATATGCGTTGCGTCACCGTTACCAGCCATGATTAGACCAACATCTACCGTTTCAGCGTCTTGAAATTTCTGATAAGCAGTTAATTTCTGCGCTGTTGTAGCAGCTGAACCATCACTACCACCTGATAATGATACATTACTTACCGCTGTTACGGCAGTAAATGTTGTTCCTGATACTGCACTACCCCAGTTTGAACCTGAAGAGTTGTGGTCCATCCAATAAATGTAATTTGATTTATTGTAAATTACATCTGGATAATAGTTTGTGTCGCCTTGTGGTGTTTTTGCGTCTGAACCTTTAGATACAGCGTCATATGTTTCTAACACTTCACCTTTTTGTCCTGATATTACACCGTCCTCGTCAATAACGACTATATGTATTTCGTCACCTGAACCACCTCTTGCAGCTGCAAATGGTGAAGTTCCTGGTGCTTTGTCAAATAAATCGTAATACTTCCATCTTCGTCTTACAGCTGCGCCGTTAGTTATAACTGCGTGTAAGCCTGAAG